GCGCTGCTGCCGCCAATTGAGGCCGTAGAAACGCTGAAAGCCCGCTAGGCAGCGGGCGTATTCTTGAGGGTCTTCCAGGGAAGTTAGGAGTCTTTCGACCCCGTCAAAAAATTTCCATCTTCGCCACGGATCCCTGCAACCTGGGTGAGCAAGCGCTGCACCTTGTTGAATTCTGGAAATGAAAGCTGCATCAAATCATCCACAAAATCAGCTTTCGCTTTCTCCTCCGATGTGGAAATAAGATCAATGAGCTCGCGGGTGACTTCTTGTAGAGGCTGCTCTGCGACTTCTGGGCCGTAGAGGCGGATGATCTTGTGGACTTCATCTGCGGTGAAATTCCGGCGGATGGTGAGATCATTACCTCGGAGCGTGATCTCTTGCGGCTCTCCTGCATCAACGGAGCAGGCTTTTTCAAAAATATCGATTTTTTCAGACATGGGTTTCCTCTTCTCGGTGATGGAATAAAAAAGGGCGGATCCTTTTCTTCAAAAAGAAGAGGCGATCCGCTTTTCCTCAATACCGGCACTGGCTATGCGACGGTGACCTCTTGCGATTCGGCCCCAGTGAGGCTGGTACCGTCTGCGGTCAGTACACCGGTCACGCCCTTCACGGTGAAGGGGCCTCCTGCGCGGCCTGTGACAGAGGCTTTCTCCCCGCCCTTGACCTTGCGCAAAATCAGCTGGACAGCAGTGCCGTTGGAATTCTGTGCAATATCAGCGGATTTCTGACCATCGATGGAAAGGGTGAAGGTACCTCCAGAAGCCCCAGAGGGAAGGGTCACGGTTTTCTCACCGGGCCCGTCTTCCTCATCCTGATCGCTAACGTTATCGACTTCCATTCCTTCTGGAAGCCCAGGAAGAATTTCGACGGCAGGAACAAGGAATTCCACGGAGAATTCATAGCCATCAAGGCTCTTGCCATCAATCCCAGCACGAGTCGCAGGACCAGCCAGGGTGCACCGCTCACACCAAATAGCCATTTGATCTTCACCATCATCGAGGCGGATCAGCAAAGAGAATTCCTCACCAATGCCCTTTTCGATGGCGTAGTGCTCACCAACCTTTTTGACTTTTCCGCCCTGGGCACGGGTGAGCACCGTTGCCTCCGAGTTATCAACGGCGCGGAACTTACAACCCTCAGTCAGAGGGTCACGAGCAATTTTGTAGGCAGCCTTGCGGTAATTAAACACCTGCAGCTTATTAACAGCCTGCTCCGAGGTCAGCTCAAAGCCAGCTTCGACACCGCCATATGGCAGAAATCCCTCAAGCGATTCAGCGAAAAGATCGTTAGGCATCTCTGCGCCAGCGGCCCCTCGGAATGCATCGCCGTCAAGCCACACATAGGCTTTCTCCGGATTCGCGTAATTGGACATTTTCTCCTCCTAAATGATATGCGCCCGGCGTCTCAGATGGATCTGAAACCGCGCAGGCGCGTAAAACAAAATTTTGTCTGCTCCACGACTGGTGTCGTAAAGCTGAATTGGGCCGTCAACCCACGTCGCAGACCACGCATGCAGATCATCGATGATGATGTTCTTAGCTCTTCCCAGTAGCTCCCCTGCCGTCGCGGCAAGGTTCCACGCGGTCACATCTGGGTCCTCATCAAGGCCAGAAACATCACGGCCAGGCACCCACGGGGTGATTTGAATCATCAACCGGCGCAGCATCGGGTCATCACCAACATGCCCTACAGCAGCAACGGTCACATGCGGTTCCACCAGAGGATCTGGCACCTCACGTGTCGTTACCTTCCCACCGTGTAAAAGCTCGGTGAATGCCTCATGTTGAAGCAAAAACTTTCGGATCTCCCCCGGTGCGTATGGCATTGGTGCTCTCATCGCCTACCTTTCCTTGGTCGCATTCCGGAGTACTTGCCGTAATTCATCGCCGCATTGGTAAGTGATGCATGAGCAGGTGTTTTACTCGTTCCATACTCCTTGTGGATTGCGGTTTCGTCAGGGTCAACGACCATGATCTGGGTTCCAGATTCTTTGACTTCAATCCCCGTTGCATAAGCGCCTGTGCGATAAGGTGCGTCAGCGCGGGCGGCGTCGGCGATTTGACGGGCGATTTTTCTTCTCCCTGACCTAGATTGCAACCTGACCTGCTGCCGGATCTGGGATTTGAATATCGTCAGCCGTGCTTTCATCTCTTCCCCTTGGCCCGGCGGACCCGTGTTGCAATGTACTCAGGTGCTTTTCCCGGGATACCGCGCTCATGACCGTCAGTGATGCACTGCCAGACTCGGCCTCGGTCATCGACAAATTCATCTGCTGCACATATCTCAACACTGGTGATTGGGGCGTGCGTTGGGCAAAAGAGAATGAGGCGTTCGTCCTTCACGGACGTTGGGCCCACTTCTTTTTCGCTTGACCATAGCGGCTCTTGGACTAACCCACGTCCAGCAATCTCAGTAATGGTAGGTCTGCCATGTTCTCCAGTGATTGGGTCTTCACGACCTTCTACCACTTTTCGGAGAATGAACTTTGGCTGGAAAAGGACTGTTGCGCTCACCACCGATTGCTCCCTTCCGAAAAAGTTGGCGTGGGAGCTTTTCGAATGCTGAAGACCCCGCGTGGCTGCGGTGGGGAGAGCAAAACGATTTCATCCGTTGTAAGCCAGAGGAGATTTCCAGACCCGAGGCCGCCATCAGAAGACCATTCCATCTGAACTTCTGGGTACGCGAGCTTATCCATACCGCCACGGCCAGTTTTATCAAGGGCCCTAGTGACCATGTCTTCAACAACGCCTGCGACCACACTGGCTGAAATTGATCCATCGCGGGTTCTTTTCTCCAGTGTGGGAAAACGCTGCATGATGATGGCCTCAGCGCGACCGACTAGCCTCTCAGCGTAGGATTCGCGAGAACCGTCTAGGTCAGGCCAGATTTCTGCAATAGGAGATTTCAGGAAGATTGCCATGAGAGCTACCTCCTAATCTTCTACGTGAGCCTCAATTGCTTCGCGAAGACCTGCAACATCAAGCCCTTCAGTATCGATGCCGAGCGTTTGGGCGTAAGCAATCAACTCAGCTTTCTTTGCTTTTGCACCCGGTGTTCCTGACGCACTAGCTTCGGAGGCTTGCTTATCCGCTAGCTCTTCAACCTCGATGGTGTACCCATGCCGCCGGTAATACGCGAGCTTGTTATCTGGCACCTGGCAGACTCCGTCAACGAAATAATCATCACCAACAGAGCCCGTATATCCAGGAACTGGTGTTTTTACAATCGCCATCTCTGCCCCTCCTAGCTATCAGCGATCTTGATGTTACGCATGACGGCAGCAGCCTTCGTGGACTTCAGCGCAACCGCGATCGGACCGAGCTCGACCTCGCCACGCTTGACGGCACCAGCGGTAGAGAAATCCGGAAGCCACGTCTTGATCATGCGGCCATCTGTCGTTGTGACGCCATGGAAGCCATCAAGGCCAAACCTGACCGCATACAGGCTCGTCTTACCAAGAGTCACAGGAATGATCGGATCATTGCTACCGGCTTTTGCGCCAGGATCAACGATAATCACATTTCCGATCTGCTCACGCGTGATCTGATGACCGTTGGATCCCAACAGATCATCAACAGGTTCGCGTGAATACATATTTGCCCGGCGCGCTGCTGCGCGAATCTTTGCTAGCGCACGTTTGTTACCGAAGAGCATGGTTGGCGGACCATCAAGTGCATCCAAAAGTTCGTCGAGATCATCGAGCACCGACATCGCTTCATCCGCGGATGTGAACTTGGACCAATCGCGCTCGGTTCCTTCTTCTTCCTTGTTCAATTCGGTAGAAGAATCTTTCAGTGCCTTATCAAGGCCATCAAAACCGTTTGCGTCCTTTGCTGTGTCTCCGTTGATCACGGCATCACAGAACTTTGTAGTAGTCGCTTTGATCAGCTGTGACATCTGTAGAGCAATCTCATCAGATGCTGCTGGGCCAAGGTGTGCGAGCACACGATCGACCTTGAAGGAACCGCCGAGCGGTTTCAGCTCGACACTGATTTTCTTTGTGGTGACTTCTCTATCGGTGTACTCCGCTCCGATTTCGCGGAATGCTGCATCACGCTGCGTAGCTAGGCGGCGATATCCGTACGACAATGTGGCTCCGCCTCCTGCTGGATTCACTGCCGTATCGAATGCCAAGCTATCCAGAATCACCGATTCCTTGCGGAACTCATCGATGACTGTTGGCTCATAATCTTCTAGGGTATTGAGCTTTGCTTGCTCTAGTGAGATAGCCATTTATTCCTCCTTTAGGCGTTAAAGTGGGCACGCAAAGCACTTGAGAGTGAGTTTGTTTGCGACTTGCCAGCTGCGTTCTGACCTTGTGAAGGGTCTAATGCAGAGCGGTCGAAGCCGATTGTCTTTGCAAGTGCTTTTGCGTCTTCCATGATTTCTTCTGCGGTTTCTCCCCGCAGCCTGTCCGCCATCTCGGCGGGTAGTTTGGTTGCAGCCAATGCCCCTGTCACGGCCTCACGCCGTTTGGATGCAGCTTCCCCGTCAGCGATTTGTTTTTCCAGCTCCGCAATTCTTGCTAATGCCTGATCACGATCTGCTACTGCTTTTTCGTGATCGCTCATTTTTGACCGTTCGATCTCATCGAGCTTTGCCTTGAATTCGTCGCGCTGCTGTTCTGCTTCTTGGCGTTTATCACGCTCACGAGCAAGATCCTTGAGCACCATATTCTTTGATCCACGGGCCTCCGGATCTTCATCACCGTCAGAATCTTCGGCAGCCTTATCTCCTTCGTCTTTCCCGTCTTGCGGAGTAGTTTTAGGGCTGCTTTGGTCATCTACTCCCGCACTAGATCCACTATGAGTGGTGTCGGAGTCGTTGATGATCGCTCGGATCCATGGAGCTTTTTTCTTGGGCATTGCTTACAATCCTTCTGATTTTGGGTATAGAAAAACCCATTACCGCGATTGGTAATGGGTTAGTGAAATTGTTGAGTTATGCGGCTTTATGGAGGAATGGGGATATATCTACATGAGGCTCCATATCTGCGTACTGCAGCAG